TGATGCTGCTTGAGCTGTACTATCTCTTTGTGTGCTTGGATCGACAGGACCGGTTGTTGTCATTTAGGTTTCCTCTTTACCAATAACTAGTTTGAAAAACAAAATGCCCGTGAAGGGCATTTGTTATCTTTTTGCTTTTTCCATTTGTTCTTTCTCTTTTTCATATTCTTTGGCTGTTCTTTCCAAGAACCACTGTCTTAATCCAATTGGGAGGTTATATAACTCAAAAAGAGACCAACCACCGTAGTGTTTTAAAATGAAAAAGGATTCATAAACTTGTTCAATGTGTTCACTGGTCAGGCCAAAAAAAGTCCGCCCCGAAAGGCACCTCCAATTCCTGTTCATGATCACAGGCGCTACAAACAAATTCATCTTTAACTTTTATGTCTGGGGTAACTTCTTTCATCTTTTGCCTTAGAAATCTTGAATCTCCAGCCAACATATTTTGAACAACATAGTCAATTGTTCCTCTGTCGTTATATCCATTAACGGAAACTATAAACGCTCTTAATTGCTGAGTTACCAAAAACTCTTGCTTGTTTTTCTTTTTTGCTTGAAGAGATTTGACGATTGCATTTTCGTCTTGACCATTTAAAAGTCGACAAACAATTTCTAATTTTGAAACCGGCAAGGTTGTTTTGAATGTTCCATCTTGTTGAATTGATATATTTTCGGGTTCTTCTCCATGATAAACCCATGAGTTCTCTAAATCAAAAGCTCTTTTTGATTTGTCTCCGCAATTTGGACAAGTTACATTAGTTTTATAAAGGTGTCCGTAAGCCGAAGATCTTGCTCGAATTAAGATTGCATTTCTATCTCCAATAAAAAGAGTTGAGGCATCAATTGTCTTATCTTTTATAAGTGATTGAATAACTCTATCAACTGCCAAGCCTTTCTTTAATAAGGTTTGAGAAGTTAACATGTCCTCTTCCTTTGCTGTCATGAATCTTATTTCAATTGAATCTTGACCATGTAGTGGATGTCCCGGAGGATAAAACTTTCCTTGAGAGGGAAGGTCCACAATGTCTGTTGGTGCTACAAAATCCATTGGATTGAGCATTTGTTTTATTTCTGCTGGAACTTCATCGGCTCCATTAGATCTTGGACCCATTCGGTCCTCATTTTTTCTTATCATTAGTTCTCCTATTTATTATTTACTTTTTTTTGGTTTGGCTTTCTTATCATTCCAGATTGCTTCATTATTCATATAATTGGTTAGAAAATTATTAAACTCTTCACTGGTTGGTTCTAGTACAAGTTTATCTTCTGCAAGAGGGTGCATTGTAGCAAAATCATAAACAACATCTAGTGAATATTCAATCGGATCATCAGAGGCATAGTCCAGATCCCCCCAGCTTATTGATTTAATTATTGGGTTGTGTAGAACCCACTTTTCAACAATATAGCCATTTGGGTCAATTTGATAAATTCTTATTGATTGGTGACTATTAGAACCTCCAACTGTGGCTCCATCAAAATCAGCTTCTTCATGAAGACCAGTGCCAAATGCGTTTGCTATTGTTGAGGCTTTCTCTGGTGATGATATTTCTCTCCAAGTTTCCCCACCCATTGAGATTGGATGATCTTTAGATGTTGGAATATCGTAACCTGAAAACTTTAACATTGCATATAATAACCTAGAGGTATCAAAAGGTTGATTTTTATTTAAAATTTTTCCAACCTCAAACTTTGGTGTGTTGTTTTTATCATCATAAAAATCCTTAGTTGTTCCCTCATTTCTTGCTGTATTTAAGGCATCGATCCAACCCGAATTGCCGATTGCTTGAAAACCAGGAGTGTTTGTATCTTGATCTTTAAAAGTAGAAATGTTTCCTCTCATATCAACCATTGTTATCTTTATTGGTTGCCACGTTACGATTCCGGGATAATTAAATTTGTGATTGATCAACTGAAACTCTTTTGTTTCAATTTGAGCAGATGGTTTTGTTACAGTCTTAACATTAAACAAGAACAGGTTATCGCTGATCTCAACGAAAAACCTGAACTTTTGTTTTAACTGTATGTTACTGTTTGTCCACCATGTCATTTTTCACCTACTATTGTGGAGTGTAGAATGATCCGCCACCATTTCCTATTACACATTCAGCATAGTCATATCTGATTGTCAAGTCTATAGTTGAAATGTCATCATTTTCATAATCTAAATCTGAGAACTTCAAAGATGTAAGAAAAACATTTTTACATGTCCAAGTTTCAACAGCATCTCCTTCTCCGTCTATTTGTTTAATGATGATATCGCCCATAGCTTTTGTGAAACTATTTTTTGAAACAGTCTTAACGGTACCAGAGTTCTTAGGAAGAACATAACCTGATTCACTAAACAATAAATTCAAGTGTTGTAGTGCATCTAGTTTATTTTCAGCATCAGCTGGGTCTACAAGAGTCATTGAGATTTCTTGCCACTCAACTTTTCCCGGATAATGAAAGGTGTGTCCTAAATAGACGTGCTTTGATTGAGCTACTGTGAAATTTGGTTTTGTTATTTTCTTTGCCCACCAAATAACCGACTCTTGTGTACCTGCGGTCTGTTGTAAATTTGTGAATTCAATTTGAAATCTAAAATTTCTTTTAGGGTCTCTGTTTCCCCCTGTTGTCCAAAATGCCATTAGATGGTTCTCCTATTGTTTATTATAATTAGACTATTAAACTAATTCTGCTCCTGACTTTGTTATAACAAAATCAATTGCGATGAATTCTATTGCTCTTGCTGGTTTTAGATAGATTTTTGCATAAAGGATATTTCTATCAATCAAATCAGGTGTTGTTGTGGTCTCGTCCAAAATTAATCTATATTCTGTTATTCCGAATCTAGATTGAACATCCGATAAGATTGGATCAACTCTACCTTTAAATGAGTTCCATGTAGCTTGAACATTTGGTTGGAACAATGTTGTTTTAGCAACTTCTCCAACTCTTTGCTTCAAAAAGATCATCAAACGACGAACATTGATTCTATCCAATGCAGAGTTTGCTTTTTGTAGTGTTTTCTGGCCGAAAATGACCACTCCTTCGTTTGGAAATGATGCGATAGGGTTAATGCCCTGTTGATAAAGATCATCCCTTTGAGAGGAGTCTAAGCGTTGTCTAGCTTGAATTACAAGAGGACCAGCAGGGCCTCCAAGATTTCCAAGTCCACCTCGGTTAAACCCAGCAGGAGCGAACCACAATTCTGAGGTTGCTTCTGTTGATGCGATTGCACCGAGACCAGCAATTGACGAAGGCATCCAAACGTATTGATTATTGTTAAGAGTATCTTTTACTTGAACCCATGGATAATAAGCAGCAGCATAACTTGAATTTAAGTTTCTGTTTTTTAAGCTTGAAATTGCCGATGCAACATCACCTTTTCTATCGGTGTCAGCTGCTTCTGCGTTTTCTTCATACTTTGATTTGTAATCGTTCTCGATGTCAATAAGTGCCAAAGCATCTTGTCTTGATTCACATGTTGCAATTAGTTTATCTGTGATGTGAGGCTTATAGATTCCGGGAATCATCATCATATTTCCAAGAGAAATTTCAGAATCTGAGACAGAATCAATTGCTTTGTTAATTGAATAGTGTAAAGAACTATTAGTATCAGTGTTAGCAGGTAGGAGTAGGTTATTATTATAAGGCTCCTTCTCTGTAACATCAAGTCCATCAAAACCACCAAAAACTGGCATCAAGAATTGCTTAACGTTTTTGTCAATTATCCCTTTGGTTCCGTTTGAAAATGTGTAACTACTTCCGACATAAGATCCTGAGGTGTAAGTTACAGTGTTACCTGAGATCACAATGTCATCAAGTGTAAAAACAAATGAATATTCATAGTGAGTAGTATCAGTTACATTCCAAACTTGACCATGATCATCTCCGGGTATTCCTCTTAGATAATCTAGGTAGTCTGGGTCATTGGTGTTGCTAGTTGTTGAATTCTTAGGTCTAACTCCATAGTAAGCCTTGAAAGGATTAGCGGGAAAACCTTCTGTTCCGTTTTGTCTTAAAGGAATTGAAGGAAAGTTAAACTTAAGAAGTATACTTGCTTGACTGAGTCCATCCCATGCTTCAGCATCTCCTCCATCGCCTGTTGGTTGATCAGCGTCATTTCTAACAAATGAGCCTGTAAAATCTGCATTTCCTGCAAGGTTTTGTATTTGATTTTGACCATCTTTGATTGAAAATCCTTTTGGTCGACCAGGACCTTTAAATCCGAATGGAAGAGCATCTGATGCATATTCTTCTTCTGACATTTCAACTCTAATATAGCTAGAAACATTAGGATATTCTCCACCATCTCTAACATAACGTCTTTGAGACTCTATCCATTTTGGTTTCATATCTCCGATTCTTCTTGCGATAAAGTTTGGTGAATTTTCATCTAAATTAAGATTTTTATAACTTTCCAAAACGCCACCACTCATGCTTAGAACTTTTAATGTAAACGAACCATAAGCTGTTATTAACGGATCGTTAGATGGTTTAAGGTCTTCGATAGCTATAAGGTAGTCTTTTTGAACACCTTCGCCATCTAATAACATTTCAACAAAGAAAAGATCTTTTTGGTCTGTCTCTTTATCAGAAATAACCATTCCAGATCTGGCTGTTTTGTAAGAGTTTTGTCTATCACCCCAGTTTAGTGTTCCATGCTCTCTCTCTAAAGGAGCTATAACAGCAAAGCACTCTCCAGCTGATGAGCTGTTAACTGTAGAAACAACTGATCTTCTAAATGATTCTCCAAGCCAGTAGGTCTTTTTTGACCCAGCTTTTACTGTGTCTCCAGAAGTTGTTAAAATCGGATTTGTATTAAAAACTTTTCTAATGTATTTATCTGAATTTTGATTGAAGTTAAAAACTTTTGTCTCAGCAGCTGTAGCATCTGTTGCATTGTAAATTTCCATTGTAAATTCATATTCATCACCACTAGACTCAAAAAACATTGAGCCTGAACCTTCATTAGCAGCAACAGTTCCTCCTTTAGCTGGAGTCCCTATCATAGCTAAATAACCTGAATCGACATAAAAAACAGCACCTAGTGTACCAGTTTGATCAGCATTTGCTGATGATGAATTAATTAAAAACAAACCATAAGCTGTTGAGTTAGTTGCTTGAGATGTCGTTGCACCACTTCCACTTAATTTCCAACCAGGTTTTGTTCCAGATGAAATGCTATCACCCTCATCTCCTAGTAGCCTTACCATTGTAATTCCGGTTGTTTGTGATGCCAACCAAGACTGCGCGGCATATCCAGCATAAGATGGTGCAGTTGATCCTGCTCCTTCTCTCCAAACATCTCCTGTTGACGAGCCTCCAGCATATGGGGCTCCAAAGATACTTAAGTAATCTTCTAGAGTGTTAACTCTTATTGGTTTCATAGCAGGTCCTTTCGGGGCTCTACCAATTATAATAGGTCCAGCCTCTACTACATCTGCTGGCAACACGGATTGATCAATTTCATTGATCTGAATTCCGGGTGAGATAAAATCAAATTTTTTAGGCATTTAAAATTCTCCTTTTTAACGCTTTATTCTTAATAAATAGTACACTTATGGGTCAATAACTAAATAGATCTATATTTATTATCTTTCTTCTTCCATGGAAGTTCATCTTCCAACATGCTCTTTTCTCTAGACATTTTAACTTCAACAAAGTTTTCTTTTACAACAACTTTTGGAACATTGTCATTAACTCCAGAATCCGCCACATAACCAAGAACTTTTATTGTTATTTTTGTCATGAAAGATCTTTCTTCTTCTGCAAGATTTGCTGAGTTGTTTGTTTGGGCAAAATTTTGATCTATGAATGCTTCATAGCTGTTGTTGTTGTGTTTAAAGATAAATCTATTCAATTGTCCTGTTGATGTAATGAATGGTGTTATTAAATCATTCATTTGTTGTTGATATTCTGTTCTTAAATTAATAGAATAGGAAACTGCGACGTAAATTGGGAAAGGTCCATAGAAATTTTCGGTTACAACCTTCTTTTTTTGTAAAACGTTAAATCTTTCATCCGGATAAGCTTCTTGACCCTTGGACAGCTTAGATCCTCTGTTTTTTGCAAAAGGAATGTTCTTTTCTTGTAAGATTTTGCTTTTTATTAAATGAGGTCTGTCTTTGTAGTTCTTCTTGTCGTAAGCTAAGTCTGCTTGAAAGGAACCTTTGAATGTTTTATCTTTATTTACCTCAGTTCTTTCGACAGTAATGATTGGAAGTTGCAATTTACCAATTTTGTCCCTATAAGTGCGATCACTTTTGATCTGATGAGTTCTTTCTGAGGCTAACCATAGAACAGGAACCTTAAGAAGACCTCTGTTAGTCTTCGTATGAAGGTTTAACTCATTTTTTATATAATTCAATAGACCAGTGTCTATAGTTTCCAGTGTTGATAGTTCTAAAGGTTCTTTCATGGTTTACTCCGCATTAAATAGTCCATCTCTTGCTCTTATGCATTCAGCAAGGATTTCAAATTTGTGTTCAATTTGTCCAAATAGTTGTTTTGGTTCGTTTGTTTTGACAATTTCGTAAAAAATATCACCATATTTTATAAAATCCCCTTCTCTAACAAATAAATTTTGATCTTCTGTCAATCTTCTTTTGTGAAACATAACTTTTGCTGTTGTTTTCTTATCAATCGAGACACCGTCCATGAAATTAGTCTCAACTCCTCCATATTCTACTCTTGCATAAACTCTTATTGGGGGAAGAAAGTTTTTTTCTATTGCTTCTCCATAAACTGGATGATAATTTGTGTGTTCAATGTCAATTGGAAAATAAATCACTTGCTGGCCTACGACTCTTTCGATTATTTCATCATTAACTTGTTTAACAAGGTTTCGTTCCTTTTCTCCAAGAAACAATGGAGGAGGAGGAGCGTCCAATTTTGACCATTTATCATCTGACATAAAATTATCCTACAAAAATTCCAAGAGGGGCGTTCTGAATGATAGCATTTTGGTTATCCACCATAGCCTTATCTGTTTCAATTAGTTTACTATATGTTGTTTCATCAAGAACTTTAGTTAGTTCCTCACGAAGAGCAGTTTGTTCATCTTTTGCTTGAGACAATAGATCCGAAGCATTAAGATTTACGTTATCTCCTCCGGGAATCGGAACAGAATTTCCAAATTTTCCTCTTATTTGACCAAGTGTTTCTTTTGAAAGAGCAAGAGAAAATCTTCTTATCCATTGTTGACCCATTGAATTAATGTTCTTGAATGGAATATTTTCAAAAGGTAGAGTGTTCATGTTATTAACACCGCTTTGTCCTGATTCGACATCATCTACAAATGGAGAATTTGTCTCAATGGTAAATCTAAACCAAAACTTATCTGGTGAAACACCTGTTGGTTTTGGATAAAGTCTCAACTTATTGTCAATGATCTCATAAGAATAGTGAGATGTTCTTGTGTATAAGTGATCTTCATAAGCAACAGCTTGCATTTTATTGTGCCAAGCAGGAATTACTTGAAAAGATGAGTCGTCTGCATATTGTCCATAGTTATGAAAGTTACCTACAACATTAAGTCCTCCATAGTATCCATAAAATCTCCACATTTGTTGAGGAGAGATATAATACATTCTTCTTATTTTTATTCTCTTGTTTCCAACCAGACTGCTAAATGCTGGATCTGCCTCAACGATTGCTTGAAGATCATAATCTTGTTGATCTGTGACTCTGTCAAATGAAGCACTATAAATTGGCTCGGTTCCTCCGACCCCTGCTTCAGTTGCAAATTTATCTCCCATTTTGAATGCATAATCAAATGTAAACTTGGGATATTTGAGAGCTACACCATCTCCTTCTGTTACATCTCCTTTGTGATCAAAAGATGCTGTTGGAGAGCCAAGAGCACTACCTAGAGCGTTCTTTGCTTGATGCCTATTCACTATGTAAGAGTATTCTAAAACAGCCTCTTCATAGTGATTGTAGACGTTTTTAGCAGTGAGTTCGATATCTAGAACATCACCTCCAAGTCTTTTATATGTAAAGGCTACTTGAGCTATTGCTCCTGAGACAAAAGCACTACTAGTGTAGTGAGCAATTGCCAATGATCCAGTAATTACTGCTGCTGAATCAGATGAAGTTTCTGGCAATACGATTGCCGATGTTGTTGATGTTGGTGTTAAGGTGGGTAAAGACATACATGGAACCTCCGTTCCCTTTAAATAGTTTTAGACAAAAGAAAAGCCCCATGCAATTGGAGAGCTTGGGGCATACGGAGGACTAACACATGTGTATTAATTAGTATATAATGTAATTAGTCTATTCTTCTGAAGAAGTCGCTTTTTTCTTTGCAGTTTGTGCTTTCTTTTTAGCAGCTCTGCGTTTTGCACTTGCTTCTGCTTTCTTTTTACGAGCAGCTTCTTCGGCGGCTTTCTTTTTTGCGGCTTCTTCGGCTTCACGTTTTGATTCTTCTTGTGCCTTTTTATCGGCTTCGGCTGATTGAACAGCCTCTTCTTTTAGGCGCTTAACCATCATTCTTCGTCTTCCAGACATATAAGGACTCCTTTTTTATACTATTATAAATAGTTAGTAAATAATAAAAAAACCATCTTGCGATGGCTTTGATATTTCAGGTAAATAAACTTGAATTATAGATCAGCTGGTTCCATAAATCCTGTCACACGAATAAGAAACTTACCACCAGTCATAGCTGTTGAGGTACCAGATGTGGTTGCACCTGTAAAATCTGTAACTACGATAGGAGCAGTCTTGCCCGGAGCATCAGAAAAGAAATTAGTCTTGTTCCCAGCAACCCCTGCTGCTGTTTGAGTTACAGTAACAACATGTGAATTTGGAGAACCCCCTGCCACAGCAGTAAAAGAAGAGTGCAAACCCCCATTGAATGCTATTTCTATACCAGCAGCGATGTGTGCTGCTTCTGTAGCTGTTTTCGCGTTAATCGTCCCAGCAACTTGACCTGCATTGTAGTTTGACCCATCTAGATCAAAAAACTTATGCTCTAAAGCTCCATCAGCTTTAGTTAACGAAATTCTAGAAACACCATCAGTAAAAACATCAGCAATATCAATAATGTCATCTTCAGCTGAGCCGACAGTAATTGTAGCTGTTGCAGTTGTTGAAACATTTCCACCTGCTCCTGTTGCAATATAAACATATTTATTTTCTAAACTGTTTGCAACCATCGCTGTATCGCCTGCTCTTGTGAGTCGATGAGCTCCAACAGCATCACCAATAGAGTTTAAATCTCCATGAATTGTTACTGCGTTGCCCACTTGTACACCAATTTTTCCATCATTATCTCCGATTTCCAGTTGGTAAGCATTAGCTGTTGAACCAACCAAGACACCATCAGATGGTATCTCTAAACAAATTGTTTCAACTTGTGTAACTGTACCAAAAACGGCTGGTGTTAGTTGTGCAATATATGAAAGTTGAGCTGCTGAGGCTTCGTCTTCTGCACCAACTGGCATTCCTGCCAAAGTTCCACCTGTTTTAAGTGTATCTTTAGAAGTCCCTAAATCTACAATTATATCTGTGACTACTTTGTAGCCTTCTCTATGTTGAGTTGATGATATGATTGCTTTTTCCATACCCGGACCTGCTCCAACGTCAACATCTATTCCTTTTTTCTCAACGTCAAATAGACGTTTCCTTGCTAATTTTTTCATTCCCATATTACAACCCTCCTATAAGTCCGCTGGGGCTACAAAGCCGTGAATGTAGATAAGAAGTTTTCCACCAGTTATATTTCCGGAACTACTTCCACTCCCAGTTACAAGATACAAATATCTATCTGTTAAGCTACTGTCATCAATAAGACCAGAGGTGTCCTCACCTTTTGCGTTTATTGCCGTTAGAATTGAGGCATGAGTTCCAGTATCAACTTGTTGATTTTGATTTTTTGAGACTTC